GCAATAGTGATGTGCATTGTAACGACTACAGCTTATGCAGGACCGTATGTTGAATACAAGCACGAACACCAACACAAAGACTGGAAGTTTGACAAGAACACTCAACATCTACGTCTTGGATACAAGGCCAAAAACAACCTTTACTTTGAACTAGGTCCAATGACAAACGGCTATAGTTACGAAGCAGGTTACAAAGTAAAATTAAATAGATTTACTTTTAAAGGCAAACTAGAAACAAAAGACACAGGCACTTCTAAATCAAAGTTAGAAACGGAAATTCGATATAACTTTTGATTGTCTGTACTTGACTTCTATTTTACACCATGTTATAAATAAACGTGAAGGCGAAAAAGGCCTTCACTATTATGATGGCCCAACAGGGCATTAACCATATAGGAGATAAAAAATGGTAAAATCATTCGTGGCGGCTCTCTTGACCGTCTTTGCAGTTGCATCTGTAGCTGAAGCAAGAGAAATTAGAATTGTAGGGTCCTCTACAGTTTATCCTTTCACAACAATCGTAGGCGAAACATTTGCCGCAGAAGGCAACACAGCTCCAGTTATTGAATCAACTGGTACTGGTGGTGGTATGAAATTGTTTTGTGCAGGTACAGGTGCAAGTCACCCAGACTTCACAAACGCAAGTCGTGCTATTAAATCAAGTGAAGTAGAAAAGTGTGCAGCAAACGGCATCACACCATTAGAGATGATGGTAGGCTATGACGGCATTGTGTTCGCTAACTCAAAAGAAGGCCCAGCAATGGAAGTAACTCCACTTGAGTTATACAAAGCATTGGCTAAAGATGTTCCACAAGTAGATGGAAGCCTCGTTGCAAATCCATACACACATTGGAATCAAATTAACCCAAACTTTCCAGCAATTAAAATTGAAGTACTTGGACCTCCACCATCAAGTGGAACAAGAGATGCTTGGGTAGAACTTGTTATGGAAAAAGGTTGTAAGACTTTTGATTGGGTAAAATCTATGAAGAAGAAAGACAAGAAAGCATACAAAGGCATCTGTCACGGTATCCGTGAAGATGGTGCGTATGTAGAAGCAGGTGAGAACGATAACCTTATCATTCAAAAATTAACTAACAATCCTAATGCGTTTGGTATCTTTGGATATTCATTCCTAGACCAAAACACAGATGTTATTCAAGGATCTCCTATCAGTGGAGTTGTTCCAACATTTGAATCTATCGCAGATGGAACATATCCAGCAAGCCGTGGACTATATGTATATGCTAAGAAAGAACATATGGGTGTAATTCCAGGTATGACTGAGTTTATGGAACTATACCTTAGTGATGACGTTGCAGGACAAGATGGTTCATTAGGTGATGCAGGACTTATTCCTCTACCACAAAAAGAACTTGACAAAGTACGTGCGAACGTGTTAAACTAAGTCATAAATTAAGGGAGTGGGCTTCGGCTCACTCCCATTATGAGGTATAGAATGTTTATATGGATAGGACCAAAGCAAAAGCAAAGCGGGTTCAGTGAAGACTGGCTTAAAGGCTTTTTTAGAGTTAGTAGTTGGATTACAGTAGGAATTACATTTGCCATCATTGCTAGTCTAAGTTACGAAACAATTAAATTTTTTACAATGGTTCCGCCCAGTGAGTTTTTCTTTAACACCACTTGGAGCCCACAAACAGCCTTTAGAGCAGACAGTGTAGGTAGCTCAGGCGAGTTTGGATTTGTTCCACTAATGTGGGGCACACTTTTTATTACAATTATTGCAATGTGCATAGCAGGACCAATTGGATTGCTTGCCGCAATTTATACATCAGAATATTTAAAACCCTCACACCGAATAGTAGTAAAGCCATTGTTAGAAATACTAGCAGGCATCCCTACAGTGGTGTACGGATTCTTTGCCGCAATCGTGCTAGGTCCTTGGCTGCGTGAAATGGGTGTTACACTTGGATTAGATGTAGCAACCGAGTCAGCACTGGCCGCTGGACTTGTAATGGGTATGATGATTATACCCTTGATCTCGTCAATCACTGATGATGTTATCAAAGCAGTACCAAGTGCAATGCGAGACGGCGCAAGAGGTGTAGGTGCTACACGAGAAGAAACAATTAAAGATATTATATTACCTGCCGCCCTGCCGGGCATTGTTGCAGGATTTATTATGGCCATTGCAAGAGCCGTAGGTGAAACAATGATTGTTGTTATGGCGGCAGGACTAGCCGCTAACTTAACAGCTAATCCACTAGAAGCAGTAACAACAGTAACAGTACAGATTGTAACACTACTAATAGGTGACCAAGAGTTTGACAGTGCCAAAACACTTTCAGCATTTGCTCTTGCGTTTACTCTATTTGTAGTTACATTTATATTAAACTGGATAGCATATAGGAACTATAAGAATGCAATCGATAGACTTAAACAGTAGACTAGACGGCAGACGCAGACGCCTACAAAAAGGCCTAGAGTATGCCTGTAAGTCTGCACTTGCACTAACAGCATTATTGATGTTGGTGTTCTTTGCTACACTAGGCTATAAAGGTATAGGCGCATTTACACAAACTAAGATTGATGTAGAAGTTTATGATGTAGAAAGCACTACAAAGAAAACAATTAACAGTGCAATGTATAACCTAGTAACAGATATGAACGATCGAAAGACTAAGAAAAGTTTGCGACAACTTGTTACTCCTAATGCTTATAGTACGATAGATATTATAGAGCCAGGTGTTTATACACTAGTAGCACACACAGACGTTGATATGTATGTTAAAGGCGTTTACAACAAACTAGATGAAGTTCAACAAAGTGTTGTGGATTCTCTTATAGAGCAAGGCAAGATATATCGAGGATTCAATTGGGACTTCTGGACAAACTCAGACAGTCGCTCACCTGAGATAGCAGGCATATGGGGAGCAGTGGTAGGAACGTTTTACACAATTGGACTGGCAGTATTGTTTGCATTTCCTATAGGAGTAGGATGTGCTACTTATATGGAAGAGTTTCAAATTAGGAAGCGTGGTTGGGTCCGAGACTTTATGGAGATCAACATCAACAACCTAGCCGCAGTACCTAGTATTGTTTATGGCTTGTTAGGTTTAGCATTGTTGATAAACTTCTTTGGTATGCCAAGGAGTGCTAGTTTAGTAGGAGCAATTACACTGGGCATCCTAATACTTCCTGTGATTGTTATTAGTGCCAGGACGGCTCTTAGAACAGTACCACAGTCAATTAGAGATGCATCAAATGCTCTAGGTGGCAGTAGAATGCAAACAACAATTTATCAGGTGTTGCCAGCGGCTACGCCTGGCATCATCACAGGAACTATCATAGGTATTGCTAGAGCAATAGGAGAGAGTGCGCCACTACTAATGATTGGTATGGTTGCATTTATTCTTACAGCACCAAGTACTCCGATGGATAGTGCAACAACATTACCTGTTCAAATATATCTTTGGGCAGACTCACCCGAACGAGGCTTTGCTGAAAAAACCAGTGCGGCAATCCTTGTTCTACTCTCAGCACTCATAGTGCTAAATGCATTAGCAATCTGGTTAAGGAAAAGGTTTGAAATAAAATGGTAAGAGAAACACTAGAACTAAATTCAAGTTCAAAGATCAATGTTCGAGGACTAAACATTTGGTATGATGATCATCACGCTATTATTGATGCTGACTTACAGATACGCAAGAACAATGTTACTGCTCTAATTGGTCCAAGTGGTTGTGGTAAAAGCACATTCCTTAGAGCATTGAACCGTATGAACGACTTTGTTGATATTTGCAAAACCAAAGGCTCGGTAGACATTGACGGTACTGACATTTATAGAACACAATATACCAATGTAAACAACTTGCGTAAGAGTGTAGGTATGGTGTTTCAAAAGCCTAATCCTTTTCCAAAAAGCATCTATGAAAACATTGCATATGGTCCTAAACTACATCGTATGTACGAAACAAAAGAACAGTTAGATGCTATCGTAGAAGACAGTCTAAAGAAAGCAAATCTTTGGGATGAAGTAAAAGATAGATTGCACGACAATGCATTTGGCCTTAGTGGTGGACAGCAACAGCGACTATGTATTGCTCGTAGCCTTGCCGTTGATCCACAGATACTATTACTAGATGAGCCTTGTTCAGCACTAGATCCAATCTCAACCAATGCTATTGAAGAACTAATACTTGAACTGAAAAAGAACTATACCATTGTTATTGTGACACACAATATGCAACAGGCAAAACGTATTTCAGATACAACAGCGTACTTCCATTTGGGAGAGATCATAGAAAAGGGTACCACAAAGAAAATCTTTGGCAATCCTAATCATAGAAAAACTAAAGCCTACGTAAGCGGAGACTTTGGCTAATAAGTACAGAAAGACGTTTCGGCGTCTTTTTTCTTGACTTTTATTTCGTTTACATATATACTGTATAAACATTAACAAATACTATCCACATGGGGAAGGACTACACTTGAAGATGAAAATAATCGCAGGAAATAGTAACAGGGTTTTAGCAGAGGACATTGCAGAACACTGTTTTGCTTCTCTTGTTCCAGCTAAGATAACAACATTTGCAGACGGTGAAACTAGCGTTGAGTTTGAAGAAAACGTTAGAGGAGAAGATGTGTTTATTGTACAAAGTACAGCAACACCTGTGAATGATAGTTTGATGGAACTCCTAGTAATGATTGACGCGGCAAGACGCTCAAGCACTAAAAGGATAACAGCAGTTATTCCGTACTTTGGTTACGCACGACAAGATCGTAAGAGTGCAAGTCGTACTCCAATTACAGCAAAACTTGTTGCCAACTTGCTAACAACAGCAGGTGCAGACAGAATACTTACAATGGATTTACATGCAGGACAGATACAGGGTTTCTTTGACATCCCAGTGGATGATTTGACAAGCCGTGTAGTGTTTGCTAAAGACATCAAACGCACTATTGGTATTATTGATGACCCAGATGTTGAACAAGCAGGCACAGTATTTGTATCACCAGATGCGGGCGGTGCTGTGAGAGCTCGTAAGTTTGCAGACATGTTCCACGGTGACATTGCTATTGTTGACAAACGTAGGCCTGAAGCAGGCAAGTCAGAAGTTATGGCTCTGATAGGTGATGTTGCTGGCAAACATGCAATCCTAGTTGATGATATTGTAGACTCCGGCGGAACACTTTGCCATGCCGCAAAAGCAATTATGGATGCAGGCGCACTTTCAGTTCGTGCATATATTACACATGGTGTGCTGTCAGGTGACGCATGTCAAAAAGTAGAAAAGAGTGTGCTAGATGAATTAGTAGTTACTGATTCAATTGCCAATCGTTGTCCTAAAAGTTGTAAAAAAACTAGACAGGTTAGTGTTGCAAATCTTTTAGGTGAAGCAATCCGTAGAGTATCAAACGAAGAAAGCGTTAGCAGTTTATTTGCTTAACGCATTCTCAATGTGTTTGATGTAATCACTAATATTATGATCGCTGAAGGAATCAATCTTACCTTGTTTCCAACCCATCCAAATACCGCGTAATTTATCTTTGACTCGTTGCCATCCTGTAGGATTTCTTAATAGTCCATAAGCATTAATGTAATGTTCTTGACCGTGATGACGATAGCCCATTATCACTAGCGGCACAGTGGTAACTATGTCGTTGTTGTTTTTCCATCTATGGTGAACAATGCCTAAACTACTACAATACTTTGGCCAACCAACACGTGGTGAACCGTAGGTGTACAGTTCCTCAACAGGATTAATCTCAGGGTATAGGTGACAGCGACTTGCCATAATGGTAGCCATTGCCGCTCCTAAACTATGCCCACAAAACCAAAGTTTTTTATTGCTGTTGGCTTTGCGATCGATATCTTCCAGCACCATTGGCCAAAGTTCATCAACTTCTACTTTAAATCCTTTGTGTACTCTTGAAATAGTTTCTGCTACTACAGGAAGGGCGTTTGCATCTGCCTTGATGTCGTTAAACTCTGTAGGTTGTGTACCTCTACAAGCAATTACTAAGTCTGTCTTGTTCATAAAACGATAAGCCTGAGCTCCGTCTTTGTCGTAAAACTCTATTGTTGTAAATCCTAATTTTTTCGCTTGCTTTTTTGCTTCATCGAAGTTATCATATGCTATTTGTGATAATTTTGCAAATAACAATGAACGCTCGAGAAAATTCATTTTTTCTATATCTTGCATGGTGCCCTCCATTATATGCTTTTATTTATTGTTATTGTAACTAAATACACATATAGGAACTAGAACAATGCGTAAAAAAACACGAAGTATATTAGAAGAGCTCAATAACTTAGGTAGACCTAAGAACGATGATCTTTTAATAGAAGCAACAGCAAGTAACATAATTGAAAGCTCTATTAATTTGCTTAATATGATTCACCGTGTTTACGACCAAGACAATGCAGCTGAGTTAGAAAGACGTTTCCTTAACAGCATCAGGTCAGGTGACCCTAAAAAGTTTAAAAGAAGTATAGCAAGAATTATTGAAGGAAAAAATAATGACACTGAATGAAGGTGGAAACATATTCCAAGGTACAGAGCCGTTTGATCATAAGATAATACCCGACATGATGAAACAAATTAATTCTGTAACAACAAAAACTGGTGCAAAGGCATTGCCAATTGGCTCAGGCGCATCACCAACACCAGGTAAAATAAGCGGCGACCTTGATATGATTATTGACGCAGGCACATTGTTCAATCATTTTAATGTTAAAACTCCTAAAGATGCAAGAATAGAATTAGAAAAGTTATTTCAGCAAGCAGGTTATGAAACTAAACGTAGCGGCACAAGTGTTCATGTTAAAACAACAGCAGGCAAAGGCGCACAACAAGTTGACATAATGGTTGTTGACAAAGGCGAAACAGCACAAAAGTTTCACATTCACGATATACCGCAAGGTTCACCATACAAGGGTGTACACAAGCAAATACTAATTGCTGACCTAGCAAAGAATACTAAGAGCGATAATCATCCAGAAGGTATGAAGTGGAGTGCATATAAAGGATTATTAGATCGCAAAGACGATTCACTTATATCAAGTGACTTAGATAAGATAGCAAAAATACTTTTAGGTGCTGATGCTGAAGCAAAAGACCTAGGGTCAGTTGAAGCAATGGTTGCTAAAAGTCCTATGGCCAAAGACCTAGTAGACGAGTTAGAAGCAAAAGACGATCCAAACCATCCATGGAAGAAAGCAAAAGTAGCCGTAGAAACACTAGGCGAAAAACAGTTACGTAGAATTAAAGAGTTACTTCCAAAATGAGATTTACAGAGTTTAGATACACGTTAACCGAAGCGGCCAAAGTTGGTAGAGAATATCAGCATTTGGAAGACCTTGTTTTTGTTGACGGGTCTAAAGGCGCACTTAAAGCCGCAGACATACTAGACAACTTAGGAACTGACAGTTCAGACGTTGCAATTAAATGGGACGGTAATCCTACTATCTATTGGGGTAGAGAAGATGACGGAACATTTGTAATGGTAGGCAAAAATGGCTGGGGCAGAAACAAAAGTAAAACAGCAGACGACCTTGCAAACTTTATTAAAAATTCAGGCAAGGGTGAAGAGTGGCGTGAGAAGTTTGGTAACGACATGGGTGCTATTTTTAATGTACTTAAAAATGCAACACCACCTAGTGTAAACGAATATGTATACGGTGACTTGTTGTATCACCCAGGTAAACCATTTGTAATCAAAGACGGCAAAATACAGTTTACACCTAACAAAGTTACATATACTGTAGATGCAAACAGTGACATAGGCAAGCGTATTGCACAAAGCAAAGTAGGTGTTACTGTACACACACGGTACGATGAGTTTGGAGACAAGGCTGGACAACCTATACAACAAACAGGCGAGCTTAATAACAAAGATGTTGTTGTACTAGGACAAACATATGTTTCGCATCAGCCAGACGTTAATACAAAAGAAACAGATAAAATACGTAAGCAAGTAAATGCACATGCTGGACATATAGATAAGTTCTTAGCAGGCGTACAAGGACTAAGTAATCCAGCAGGAATCATTTATACCTATATGAATCATATGACTCGCACACAGCAGATAGATAATATAGAAAACGGATTTTTTGATTGGCTTAAAACAAGTAAGGTCAGTCAAGGACAACAGGCAAAACTAGCGGCAATGAATGAAAGCAATCCAGAGGCTTTGCCAGCAATCTTTAATTTAGTAAAACAAATAATGATTGCAAAGGATGACATCATTGCACAACTAGATGGAGCGGATGCCGATATCAAAGCATCAACAGGCGACGAGCAAGGGGGCGAAGGTTACGTTGCTCAAAAGTCAAAAGTAAAACTGGTGCCACGAACTAGATGGCAACCAAACTAAAAGGAAAATAAAATGAAAATTAATGAATTAATTTTAGAAGCAGACTTTGATATGGAATACCGTCCAGGGTTTGACACACACGGATCAGAGCTAGACAAAGACGATGACAGTGTAGCAATCAAACTTAAAGGTGAGCCAATGCAAGTTCAGCTTATGAGAATTGAAGACTCAGAAGAAGACGATGATATTAAGAATCCTGTGCGTTCAGTTACTACTGACGATGGCAAGGTGCATAGAGTCGAACGTGCTGAAGCGATAACAATCCTTAAAGCATTAAAAGGCCCAGGAAAGCCAGAGCAGAAGTTAGGACTACAAAAGAAGATTCAAAGTTCAGAAGGTCTTATATCTATTCTAAATATTTTACGTAAGAAGAAGTAATGGACTTTCTTAGAGCATTAGAAAACAATACTGAGATACAACCTGACAAAGAGTCAGCTGAGTTACTTGGTAAGTTAGAAGAACTACAATTAGTTTTTAACGATCTAGAAGAGCTAGACGAAGGTGCATTTAGCCGCATTGAAAAGCGTGTTGAAGCAAGAGACCTAGCTCTTTATAGAATGATTGTAGGTCAACGTAATATGATGCTCACTAAAAAGTTCTTAGAACTAGCACTTGACGGCAAAAGCGTACCTAGTACAATGGTAAAAGGTTTTGTTCCTGCACTAAAAATGCTGGATGATATTGTTACAGCAGGCCCAGGATACGTTCAAATGCTTAAATTACTCCATCAGAGAGCCAAAAAAGGCTCATAATCACTATTTTTTCCTAAAAAGGCTAAATAATAATAAGCACTTCGTAAAGAGTTTACGGATAGTGTCATTAGAGCCGAAGAGGTAAAACTCTTCAATTTTATAACAGGAGAAATAAAATGGCAGAACAAGCAAAAGTAAATGGTTTAACAACCGCAGGTAGTTTTTATGGCTACGATCCAATTATCTTATTGATTGCAGGTACTAACGTAGGTACAGCAGATACAGCATCAACAGATGGTGTAGCAGCATTCACAGCAGGTAACTTTTCAAAAGCAATTAGTGCAATTCAAACTCAAATGTCAATCGTTCACGTTGGTGAAAGAGCAGACGATCAGTTTGTGGTAATGGTTGACGCAGCAACAGCAAACGCATATGTTTCAGCAAACACTGACGCAGACGTTGCAGCAGCTGTAGACGCACTAGTAACAGCAGCAACTTCAGTTTCAACAACTGTAACTGAAATTACACTAGCAGCTGGCGACTTAGCATAATTCCTAGCTACCTTTAGGAACCGTGATGTTATAAAGGCGTCACATCAAAAGGCTCACTTTTTAAGTGGGCCTTTTTTTATGGCTATAAGTATTAACATGCGTTTTATTCTAAAAACACTTGTAGATATTACACCGACTTATGCTCGTAGAACAGAGGATAGATACATGTACAATCAACATCAAAACTATATGACAGTAATCAACACACTAGGATTGCGTAGTAATCCACTATCTATTGTTGTTACAGACGCAGAAGAATCTACAAAATACTTTGGCTCAACTTACACAGACAAACAAAAAGTTTGGACAATTGAGTTTGAAGTAGAGCGTGAGGGCTCGTTAGAAACAGCGTTACTTAAAGAAGACTTTGATTTAGTGCCTTTTATAAACGGTTTGGATGAAAGTGTTGAGTTCAAAAATAATGTTTTTCAGTCTACAAATAAGAAGTATAAGAACATCTATTTTGAAGAAATATGATAAATAAAAGTATACAACAAAACAAACAGGCATCTATTTTAAGGCTAACTACGAGTTTACTTAACAAACATCCTTGAGCAGGATATACGGAGATAATAGATGGCTACCAGCCTAGAAAAGAAAAACTTAGAAGCACATGTTGATTTATGTCAAGAAAGATATGAACAACTTGAAGCTCGTCTTACAAAGATAGAAGACAAAGTAGAACACATTCATAAAGATATCACCGATGGTCAGAAATCAATGACCAAAGTGCTAATTGGCACCGCCGGCACAATCGTAGCTGGGTTACTTTCCACCATAGTCGTAATACTACTAAACGTTTAATAATCAACTAAATAACTATATGTTATTAAGAGAAATTACCTTACCACTTGATGATCTGTCCGAGGCCAAAATGGCTTGGGCTAAACGCGGCAACAAGGTTGTGCGTAAGTTCAGATGTGCGGGCGGAAGGCGTCATGGACGTATTGTTTCCAACATCGCTCAGTGTTTTGCTAAACCCGACATGAAGAAACGTTTGAAACTTAAAGTTACTAAAGCAAGACTTGGTGCTAAGATGGCACGTAAGGCACGTAAGACTAAAAGAACAAATTCAGCAAGTCGCAGGGTAGCAACTCTTAATAGAGCAAGTAGACCAAAGAGACTGTAATGTACTTGAGTGAGTTGATAACTACAACTATAGACGAAGGTGCAACTAGCATTTATGGCCGCAAAGGTGGCAAAAATGTTCGCAGGTACAGATGTAACAGTGGTCCACGCAAAGGTCGTATTGTTGCAAAGATGTCAACATGTACAGCACCAAAGAGTATTAAAAAAGCAACTACTCTTAAGAAAACAAAACGAGCAGGCGCAAAGCGTCAAGCAGTTAAGATAGCAAGAACTAAAAGGGCAAATCCAGCATCAGCTAGATTGCCTAGAATAAACAAAGGTATAAGGACTAGACGTAAACAGTCTAAGGCCAAGAGGATATAAAATGAAAATTAATGAAATTACAGAAATGCAAGGCGGCAAACCTGCAATTATTAAAAACCTCAAGCCAGGACAAAGTGCAGAAGTAGACAATATGGATGGCACTAAAACCATTATTGATCTTAAAAAGAATCCTACAGCCTTACAAAAAGACCCTAAGACTAAAAAAGTCACAATAAACAAAAAGCCCCAACCGGGCGCGAAAGCCAATCCAGCAACACAAATCAAAAAGGGCGACAAGGTTTTCGCAACACCAGGACAATGAAATTAAACGAGTTAATTAAGAGCTTTAGTATAGCTCTTTCAAACGAGGAAGCAGAGGTATTAAAAAAAGTAAATCCTGTGCAACCTTTACAAGGCTTTTCTCCTAGAGAACAAGTCATAATTGAGAACTTGATAAGAAAAAGTTTAGTAAGTAAAATACTGAAAGACAATATTGTAATGGTGGTGCAAAATGACTTCGGAACTAGCTAGTAGACTTGAAAGTTTAATCAACAGCAAAATACATGATTACCCACTTCCTGTAGTGAGTGGTAATAGTATACGTATCAAGAATTACATTGTAAGATATAGCAAACGTGCTCGTGCGTGGCTAGTTTATGACAGCAAAGAGAACACCCAAGTAGGTAAGTTCTTTGCAAAGACTAGTGCTATAGCATATGCAAAAGTAAATGCTGATGCAGGTGAAGAAGAAAACATAGATCGTTTGTGTGCTACAGTAAATAAATTAGATGATACACTAAGCAAACACTACCAAGATTGTGTTTTTTATAATCACAACATGAAAGTTACAAAAGATGATATCAAATATGATGTTTTATCAACTAGATTTGATATAAGTTATAGTATAGCAAGGGACATAAAGTCTAAACTGGACGACATTATATTGTATTAAGAGATAAATAAATATACAAAGAACAACACATAGGAAAGTTGAACAATGAATATAAGAGAAATTTCAAAACCAATTACAGCAAAGGCTTTAAATGAAAGTCTTGCTAAGAAGTTTGGCCAACGTCTAAATTTAGAAGAATTTACACTCGGGCAATTACAAGATGCTCAGAACAAACTTAGAACACAACTAAGCCAAGTAGAAACAAAAGAAAGTTTCAATTCAACTCAAACACAAGCGTATCAAAAATCAAAACTTTTCCTAGATGTTCTTAACGCTGAAATTTCTGAAAGAGGTGATATTGAAGAGCCTGTACTTGAAGCAACTATTACTGAAGGCGAAGAAGATAAAGCAGAATTAGTAATGGCAGCCAAAGACATGGTAGACCGTGTAACAGGTTGGATGGAAGACACAGCAGAAATGCAAACAGAATCAATGCTTGAACTAGCAGATGCTATCCGTGACGAAATGGGTAGTGAGCAAAGCGAGTCATTTGTAAACACTGTTAAGCCTGCACTAGAGCAAATGTACGAAGTAATGGAAACTACTCGTGTTGCACTAACAAACGGTGTTGGACAACTAACAGGTGAAGGCGGCGCTGAAGAACCTATGGGCGACGAAATGGGTGACATGGGTGACATGGAACCAACAGACGATATGGATGCGGAAGCACCAGCAGACGACATGGACATGGACATGGGCGATGACTTTGGTGCAGACGATGCTGCGGCAGGCGGAGAAGAAGAAGCTGGTCGTGAAAAGCGTGAAAGTGTAGAGCGTTCAAAAAAAAAGCTCAAATAGCTGAAGCATTAGACGAATCTGGTACCTTAGTACAAATTATCAAAACAATTAAACCTGGAACAACTGTTAGTTGGGATAAACTCAACGGCTATATGAAAAAAGCAGGCGTTCCTCAGTTTGATTACAACACATTCAAAGAAACATACGATTCTAATCCACAACTCCAGAAGCTAGTTAAGTTCGACCCAAATGGGGTAACTATTAATGATAGCTCAATGGATCAACTGGGTAGCACTGAACCAAGCTCTACTGACACAGTAGGCGACATGGCAAAAAGAGCAACTGATCTAAGCGACTTATAGGTTGACATTCCATAGTTATTGTAGTACAATACTCTAAAGGAACCTATTAATGTCACTAATCATCGAAAAATACAAATACGAAAAACTCAAGCGAGTTGAAGTCGACGGCAAACGTAAGTATGCCGCACCCGGCGGTGTACCAGTAGCAAGTGTAACAACTATCTTAGATGCAACAAAAGACAAAACACACTTAATTGCTTGGCGCAAACGGGTTGGTGAAGCAAAAGCACAAGAGATTGTAACCGAAGCGGCAGGCGTGGGTACACGTATGCACAAATATCTAGAAGATTATATAGAGTTTGGCGAATGGCCTACTTGCGGTGGTAATCCTTATGCACAAAAAGCTCATGCAATGGCAAGTGTAATACGTGACAAAGCAATGGGCGATGTAGATGAGATATGGGGATCTGAAGTTCCTTTATACGTACCTGGTATCTATGCAGGTACAACTGACCTTGTAGGACAATACAAAGGACAGCCATGCATAATGGATTTCAAACAAACAAACAAACCTAAAAAACCTGAGTGGGTGTATGATTACTATCTACAGTTAACAGCATACGCCTTAGCACACAACGAAGTACACGGCACAAACATACGTGAAGGACATGTGTTTATGTGTTCACGTGACTTAGAATATCAACAATTTGATATATGGCCAGATGAGTTTGACGATTGGGCTCAAGAGTGGTGGAAGCGTTGTGAAATGTATTATGAGAAACAAGCATAAATACATTGTAAAAGAAAACTTAGGAGAACGTAGTGGCCGTAGTACAAATCAGTCGTATTCAAGTCCGTAGAGGACAAGCAAATCAAGGATCAGGAATCCCACAACTTGCTGGTGGCGAATTTGGCTGGGCTGTCGACGAACAAGAACTTTACATTGGTAACGGTTCTGTAGCAGAAGGCGCTCCTGCTGTTGGTAATTCAAAGATACTAACAGAACATGATGACATATTTGAACTTGTCGGCACCTATGCATATAAGAAAGGCTCTATTGATACTGGCGAAGGTATTGCTGTTGAGCGTACTCTTAATGCAAGACTAGATGACATAGTAAGTGTACGTTCATTTGGTTGTCCAGGTGATGGATCAGATGTTACTGTAGCACTTCAAAAGGCACTGTACGAACTTTATCTAAAGCCTACAACAAGAAACAATCCACAAAGCAGAGTAATACTACATGTAGAACCAGGAATTTATAGAATAAGTTCTACAATTAATATTCCTCCTTTTGCAACTATTGCTGGTGCAGGTAAAGATAAAACTATCTTTATTAAGACAGGCGATTTTACAATGTTTAAAACAATCGCAAGTGACTCAACATATGAAGGTGTTGTTAATACCGCTGTGGTCTACGATGACCCAACAACAACTTATGCAAACAGTTCAAGGTATATTGAATTTAGAGACTGTACACTACAAACAGAAAGCAACGATGGTACACTGTTGCAACTTAATAGTTGCCGTGACAGTCGTTTCGTTAACATACAATTTCAAGCAAACAAACTAACAGCATCTACAACTAATCCTGCTATAGTAATTAGAAGCAAAAGTGATGCTGTAAGATCAGAGTTTAATAGATTTGTTGACTGCGAGTTTGTTAACATTGGTAAAGCAATAGTAAGTAATCATAATATTTCACGTAATGAGATAGACTCATGTAAGTTCTATGGCATTACAAAGGCCATTGAGATAGGTGCAACACCTACTATTGGTCAATCAAACGCTACCGACAATAACATTAGAGAATGTTATTTTGAAAACGTTGAGCAACAAGCAATACATATTGCAAACGGCACACGAAACTCTAGCATCAATAATAGATTTGGTCCTAGTGTAGGCAACAATGGCGGTAGTGAATCAACTGTTGCTCACAGTATAATAAAATTTGGCGAATCAGGCAACATTTCAGTTGACAATGAGTTCGATAGAACGTATAATCTTAGTATTAATCAGGCGTATATAGTTAACAAGCCATATATACCCGAAGTTGAAGGACCCGCGTTCTATGAACACGAATATACTGAGCAAGTTGAACTAAGCCAAATAGGTACACCTCAACTCTTGTTTAGGTTGCCCGCTGATACAAGTAAGTCATTTGATATTGACTACTGGTATAAAACTGACAGGCTAGGCATTGTGTTTTCTAGATCAGGTACTTTAACTGTACTAGTAAATAGAGAGAACAATAGCGTAAGCGTTATGGATGATTATGATATTAGCGGACTAGATAGTTTAGGCCAAAGCCTAGAATTTAGTGCAACATTAAACCAGTTAGAATCTGCATGGAGTGCTCAGGTGAAATATACAAACCAATTAGACTCAGGAAATTTAACTTTTAAAATACGTACACGAAGTTAAGTTTAATGTTTGGTGAGCAATATTCAGTTAGACTCCAAGATTGGCATGATTTTAGACAAGAGCTAGAAGTACATCCTGATCCCCTACAGTACACGATTGACACGTATCAAAGTGTGCCCCAAGTTAGTATTCATACTGACCCTTGGGATCAAAAAGTGTGGCCTCAACCTTGGGAACTAATTTCTGAGAATCAATACTGTTCCTTCTGTACTGTATTAGGAATGTGTTATTCACTACAGTTAACAGATCGCTTTAAACGGTCTCCTGCAGAGATACATATCTGTACAGATAGAGAAAACAGTGAAACTTACTATCTACTGCTAATCGAAGATAGGATAATTGGCTATGATCCAGACACTCATATTGCCAAGTCTGATCTTCCAGAAACAATAATTTCGCAACGTGTATATCACATGTCTGGGTTGCAATAAATATAAAACTTAAGAATGAAATGAAAGAGGAGAACAACATGTCCAACGGGATTCAAATCATAAAGCGATCCGGCAAAAAAGAACACATTAACATTGATAAAATACACAAGGTAGTAGAATTTGCTTGTGAAGGGTTGGCTGGTGTAAGTAGTAGTCAAATAGAAATGAATGCAAACTTACAATTTTACGATGGTATGAGTACCGCAGAGATTCAAGAGATCTTAGTAAGAAGTGCTAATGATTTAATTAGTTTAGATAATCCTAACTATCAATATGCCGCGGCAAGACTTCTAAGTTATGGTGTAAACAAGGATGTATTTGGACAGTACAGCCATTGTACACTTAATGATATTATTAAACTAAACATTGAACGTGGCGTATATGACAATGAAATTTTAGATCTTTACACAGCAGAAGAAATTGAAGCTCTTGATTCTTATATTAAACACAAGCGTGACGAGAACTTTACATACGCAGGCTTGCGTCAAGTAGTTGATAAGTATCTTTGTCAGGATAGATCATCAGGACAAATATTTGAAACTCCTCAGTTTATGTACATGATGATTGCAGCAACATTGTTTGCAAGATATCCGCAAGAAACACGTATGCACTACGTAAGGAGATACTACGATGCGACCTCACTTTTTAAAATCAATATCCCAACGCCCGTTATGGCAGGTGTTAGAACGCCCGTCAAACAGTTTGCTTCGTGTGTACTGGTGGACAGCGACGATACTTTGGATAGCATTTTTGCTTCTGATATGGCTATCGGTCGTTATACTGCTCAACGTGCTGGCATTGGTATTAATGCTGGTAGAATTCGCGGCGTCAACAGTAAGATACGTGGTGGCGAAGTGGCGCACACTGGTATCATACCTTTCCTCAAAAAGTTTGAATCAACAGTAAGATGTTGTACACAAAATGGGGTACGTGGTGGCAGTGCTACTACACATTTCCCGTTTTGGCATCAAGAGATTGAAGACATTCTTGTACTAAAAAACAATAAAGGTACAGAAGACAATCGTGTACGTAAACTAGACTACAGCATTCAGTTAAACAAAACTATGTATGAAAGGTTGTTATCCGGCGGCGATATAACTGTTTTCTCGCCACATGATGTACCAGGTTTGTACGAAGCATACTTTGGCGATCCAGATGTATTTAAAGAACTATACGAATCATACGAGCGTAAGACTAGTATCAAAAAGAAAACAATTAAAGCAATGGACTTGTTTAGTGCATTGGTAAAAGAACGTGCTGAAACAGGCCGTATCTATATTATGAATGTAGACCATGCTAACACACACAGTTCATTTAAAGACACAGTTTACATGAGCAATTTATGTCAAGAGATTACATTGCCTACCAAGCCGTTGAATCATATTGATGATCCAGAAGGTGAAATTGCATTGTGTATTCTAAGTGCTATTAATGTAGGTACACTAAGATCACTAGATGACTTAGAAGAACTATGTGATCTTGCTGTTCGTGCATTAGAAGAAATTATTGATTATCAAAAGTATCCAATCAAAGCAGCTGAAATTAGTACAAAAGCAAGACGTTCACTAGGTATTGGTTACATTGGTTTAGCACACTATCTAGCTCGTCAGCATGTCAAGTATGAAGATCCTAAAGCATGGCAACTTGTACACAATCTTACAGAAGCATTCCAGTACTACTTGCTCAAAGCCAGCAACACTTTAGCGCAGGAACGAGGAGCGTGTGAATACTTCAACCGTACTAAATACTCCGACGGCATTCTTCCTATTGATACTTACAAGAAAGATGTCGACGAAGTAGCAAAAGGAAAGTTAAAATATGATTGGAATAGCCTACGCTCTAGCATACAGGAGCACGGACTTAGACACTCGACATTGTCCGCACAGATGCCATCGGAGAGTAGCAGCGTTGTGTCAAATGCCACAAACGGCATCGAACCACCTAGAGGCTACTTGTCCACTAAAAAATCAAAGAAAGGGCCTCTTAAACAGATTGTTCCCCAATATCAAACTCTAAAGAACCACTACAGTTTGTTATGGGATATGCCTAACAACACAGGATATATAAATATTGTTGCTGTGATGCAGAAGTTCTTTGACCAAGCTATAAGCGGCAACTGGAGTTATAACCCAACACACTTCGAAAATAACGAAGTACCAATGAGTGTTATGATCGGTGACTTACTAAACACCTACAAGTTAGGTTGGAAAACTAGTTACTATCAGAACACTTATGATTATAAAACTGATCCAAGTGAATTGGAAGAAGAAGAAACACAAGTAGAATTACCCATGGGCGCCGAAGAGGATGAAGAAGCCTGCGAAGCATGTGCAATTTAGTTCTTGACAAACAGAATAAAAGATAGTAGCATGGCTACATAGGATAAGGAATTTTTAAAATGGCGAAAACAATATTCAACACTGACAAAGTTGACTTTACCAAACAAAATATGTTCTTCGGAGCAGACATGAACACACAGAGATATGATACATTCAAATTTCCTGTGTTTGATAAATTAAATCAAACTATGCTTGGATACTTCTGGAGACCAGAAGAAGTTTCATTGCAAAAGGATAGAGCAGACTATGTTAACTTCCGCCCTGAGCAGAAGCATATCTTTACAGCAAACTTAAAGTATCAAACATTACTTGACAGTGTACAAGGACGTGGTCCATGCCTAGCATTTTTGCCGCATGTATCGATACCTGAGCTAGAAGGTTGTATTGTTACTTGGGACTTCTTTGAAACTATTCACTCACGTTCGTATACACATATTATGAAAAATGTGTATGCTGATCCTGCAGAAGTATTTGATACTATCTTAGACGACAAAGAGATTCTTAAACGTGCAGAGGCTGTTACTAAGAACTACGATGCATTTACAGAAGCGGCAGACGCCTACAATCATCGCGGTGAAGGTAATATGCTAGATGTCAAAAAGAAGCTCTACTTGGCTATGATGAATGTAAATATCTTAGAAGGACTTCGCTTCTATGTATCATTTGCATGTACATTTGGTTTTGGAGAATTAAAACTAATGGAAGGCAGTGCTAAAATTATTTCTCTTATTGCAAGAGATGAAGCACAGCATTTGGCACTAAGTACACATGTTCTTAAAAATTGGGCTAATGGCAAAGACGATCCACAAATGGTTAAGATTGCTAAAGAGTGCAAAGAAGAAGTGTACGAAATGTGGCGTACTTGTGTAGAAGAAGAAAAGGCATGGGCGGAGTACTTATTTAAAGATGGTTCAATGATTGGACTTAATGCAACACTACTTAATCAGTATGTAGAGTATATTGCTAACAGACGATTAAAAGCATTAGGATTAGATGCAATCTTTGACCAACCTGTAAACACTAACCCATTACCGTGGACTACACATTGGTTGAGTAGTTCAGGCTTGCAGGTAGCCCCACAAGAGACTGAAGTAGAGTCTTATGTTATTGGTGGTATTAAACAAGACGTAAGTGAAGAGTCGCTTAAAGGATTTAGTTTATGACAAATGTAATAGTATGGAGCAAACCGCAATGTTCGTTTTGTGACAAAGCTAAAGCAAAATTAGATGCAATGCATATTAACTACGAAGTTAAAATGATCGGTACTGATGTACAGTTAGAAGATTTACTAGAGGCTGTACCAGGTGCAAGGAGTGTACCACAAATACAAATCAACGGTGAGAACATTGGTGGTTACACAGATTTATTAAAATATATTGAAGACACCGGCTTCAATGGTACAGGACACACATTATAATGTTAATTAAAAAACCAGTCGCTGTTGGAGATGTTATTTCATTAAAACTCTCAACAGGCGAAGAAATAATTGGAAGACTAGAAGCAGAAACTGACGCTGGATATGACATCAAAAAGCCAATGGCTATTGTTATGGGTCAGCAAGGACTTGCTCTAGCACCTTTTATGTTCAGCACACCAAATGACCAAGTTATGACGTTCAAACAATCAAACGTAATGACAACTGGTGCAACTCTTGAAGAAATTTCAAAACAATATGTTGAACAAACTACAGGTATTGTAACCTAATGCCAGGAATTAGTCGTGATAACGATACAGCAGGCGGAGATTTAATTCCTAGCCAAACAACTGTTTTTGCAAACGGTGAGCTTGTTATCGTTAGCGGAGACGGTGTTGCAGGACACGGACCTGCACCACATATTCCTCAAACTATTACAGCAGGTTCTAACAACGTTTTTGTTGGCGGAATTGCTGTTGTTAACGCTGGCGATACAGCTGATGTCTGTGGAGAAGCAGCCACAGGAAGTGCTAACGTAAACGTCGGCGACTAAAACCACTTTTAAACCCCCTTAAACGCAGATTCATTAAATAAATTTGTAACTATAATACAGGAGAGCATTATGGCAACACATGAAGAAATTGTACAAGCGTACAATAACTACTTGGCAGAGCATGCAACTTTTGAAGAGAAAGGTGTAAAGGCGGCTGCAACAAGAGCTAGAAAGGCACTTGGCGACTTGGGTAAACTAACCAAAGATCGTAGAAAAGAAATCATTGAAAAGAAGAACTCAATGTAATGAGTGGTCAGCGGCGATGGCTTAAATTTTGGGCCAGAACTGTTGGTATGCCAATAGGTGTAACTGACGACGACAAACCAGAGTTCTTACCCATCACCCAACAAGAAGTACGGAGAGCATTAGCATTCCGTACTTTTTGGATTGCACTACACATTTTAACGTGTTTTATGATCATAGCAGGAAACGCTAAAGTATTATTTTTTAGTTAACCAAAAACAGGAAACTGATTTTGATAAATTTACTAAATAATCTTTGCGTGTGGTATGACCTAAACGCAAAATATAAAAAAAAGGATGTTTTATGAAAAAACTATTACTATCAATAGTAGCAGCAACCTTTATGGCTGCACCAGCATTTGCCGATAACTTCGACAAAACTGGCGTAAGCGTAACGGCTGTACAGGGAGATTTATCTTTCGGCTACGCAACAGGAACTCACGCTGACTTCGCAGACGGAGCAGATGTGTTCTCATTGGGCGTTAATGGCTCAATAGCTAATCTTGGCTTACAAGTTATTAGCAACGGCTCTACAGATGATTACAGATTGAATCTATCTAAAAGAGCTGACCTTAATTTACTTAATTTAAATTTTTATGGTGTTGCAGAAGCACACTATGACTTTGGTGATTCATTTACCAATGACAGATTAGTATTAAGTCCATATGTAGGTATCGAAGCACCTGTGTTAGGTGTAACACCATATGTCGAAGTAGGCTACGATGTTAGCTCATTAGAAGGCGACTTCTTAGACTTTGACGCACAAGACAGTTATGCAGCTGTTGGTGCTAGAATGGCTATTAATGAAAGAGTCGAGCTTAATGCTCAGATCCTAACTAAAATGGATGACGATTTTGATAGCACAGATAGAGAGTTTGTAGTGGGCTTTAACATTAAGTTGTAACTCAGTACAAATATCTATTTGATAAGGAAAGGTGCTTAATGCACCTTTTTTTATGACTAAATAATACGAGCATATAATTATAAGAGAGGGCAATATGTACGAATATAAATGTAAGGTGTTACGTATAGTAGACGGAGACACAGTTGATATAGACATTGATTTAGGCTTTGGTATATGGATGCACAGAGAACGTGTTCGTATAATGGGCATTGATACTCCTGAATCAAGAACAAGAGATAAAGTAGAGAAAGCATTTGGACTGGCATCAAAAGCAAGACTCAAAGAAATTTTACCAATCGGATCAATCCAGATCCTTAAAACAGAAATTGATAAAAGCGGAGAAGACAAAAAAGGCAAGTTCGGAAGAATCCTTGGAGACTTCCTTATTGACGACAGAAGAGTCACTGAAATACTTGTTGAAGAGGGATATGCTGTAGCATATTTTGGCGGATCAAAAGAAGAAGTTGAAATGAAGCATATGGCAAATAGAGAAAAACTTCTAAGAGAAGGTAAAGTTGTTTTACCAGAGGTAAAGAAAAAGAAATAGGTTGACATAGGTCTTACTCTGTGCTATAGTATAACAATAATATAGGCACGGAGTAGGCAATGACAATGCATTTAGCAAGAGGCCTTAGTATGATCAATACTAAGAAGCGTAAGAAAAAGCCTCTAACACAAAAAGATATCGAAAGGTATACTATCGAATGGCGTAAGCATAACAAAGCAATGCGCCGTACACACAATCACAGTTTACAATACGACACATTAGAATCTTACATTGCGTATGTAAGAGGTGAATATAAACCATCTGAACGTAGTCGTGGCACATACACACCAGACACATCATATCGTAGAGAGCAACCTAAGATTCCTTCTGCTATGGAAGAAGCAATCAAAAATGGTACTTTCCACAAACATGGTGCAGGCATTGGTACAAAGAAAGAATCACCCAAGTATACCGGTGATTTGATTGTAGGCATTGCAACTATGCACAAAAGTAATGCTGTACCTGTTATGAAAGGCACTAAACAGGCAGAAGAAATAGCAAAGATGCGGAGGTAATTATGAAAAAGATAATTCAATTTTTAGTTTTTTGTTCTGCGGCTCTTTTTGCCGCAAATGCCGCAAGTTCAACTTTCCAAGACCCAATTGAAGGAGAACTTTTTGCAGAAGAACAATCGCCAGAACTTTATTGTTTGGCAATGAATATCTATCACGAAGCACGGGCAGATCATATTGCAGGACAATATGCTGTTGCTGATGTAGTCTTAAATAGAGTACGTGATGATAGATACCCTAACACTATCTGTGAAGTAGTTAAAGACGGTCATTATAAAGAAAGCTGGAAAACAAAACAGTTTCCTGATTTGCCAGACGACCAAAGAAAATTTATTCCTATTAGAAATAAATGTCAGTTCAGTTGGTGGTGTGATGGTCGTAGTGATGCAACACACAACTTAGATAGCTGGATGCAATCACAAGAAATAGCATATCGACTTGTGTACGAAGGCAAATATAGAGGCATCACTGAAGGTTCAACACACTATCATGCAACCTATGTTTCTCCTAAGTGGGCACCTACTCTAGATATAGTAGGACGTATCGGACAACACATTTTTTACCGTTGGCCATAAAAGTGGTTGACATTCTTTTAACTTGAACTTATACTATAAACTTAATGAATAGGCTAAATGGAGGCTAAAATGAAGAATATGTTTAAAGCGGCTACAATCGCAGGCGTTATTTTAACACTTGGAGCATGTAGTTCGATGACGACTATTGATGTTAGAGAAACTAAAGCAAACCCTAAGTGGTACGAAGACTGTGAGCAAATTGGCTCGGAAGGATTCTTGTTTTGGAAAACTGACTATGCGTATGCTTGCGGTATGGGCGAAAGCATGTACGAACAAGCAAGTGAAGCACAGGCTTATGCGTTCGCTGTAAAAGGTTATGCAGAACGTATTAATGGCACAGTGAATAGTTCTACTGTTGTAGATATCAAAGGCAACAATAGAACAACTAGGACTTATGTAGAACATACAGTCAAAGACACTGTCATTAGAGAACATCTTGAAGTTAAGAAGAAGTCCTACCAACTTGCTTCAACTGGCAACATTCATACATATGTAAGAATTAAAATGCCACTTGAAACTTTTGATCGTTTGATCCAGGAGGCAAAGAATGATACGGCTATCGCTTCTGCTAACTAGTGTTCTAATTGTAGGAGCGTGTAGTAGCACACAACATCATTACTCCGCTCCTTACTGTTACACTGAAGAGACCATATCTATGAGTAACAAAGATACAGTGAATAGTAATACTGTTCTTGAGTGTACTGATAGGCCTGGACAACAAGTAGCAATACAACGAGCAGGTATTGATACAGGTTGTAAAGAGTTTTGGTATAATGAATTTAGAAACGGGAAGATAATTCCTACTAGAGGAGTGTATTGTGAAAAACTTGACGGTAGCACTGAAATCATTAATATTAACGGCACTAATAATTAGCCTAGGGGCGTGTTCAACAACTACGCCTTATCAGACTAGAGCTGTAGAAGTTCCTGCTGTTAAAAGTCCAACCAGTGGCGCAAGCGTTATGGTTAATATTGTAAACGGCTTGTATATTACAAGTAAGTACGGACTAGACAAGCAACAGAAGCAAAAACAAACAGCCGCCTTTTATACAGCGTTAGACAGCGACTACGGCAAGGTTATTAGTTGGTACGAACGTGATGCAATGGGCCATGTTAAGGCTGTGCATGGATATCCTCAAGGTAGAGGCTTTTGTAGAATAATCTACAGTCAAGTAACTGTAAAAGGTCGTTCACGACACTTTGAAGAAACTGTATGTAAAAAGCATCTTGACGATGCAAGGTGGCATTTTGTCCAAAAATAACGATAAATACATAGAGGGAAATACAATGTTATTGGGCATACTAACACTAATCACGGCCCTTGCAATATCGGCTGTGGCAATTTACTATTCTGTAGCAGGACTGGTTGCTATATTTGCAGCCGCCGCTATCCCAATTATGATCATGGGTGGTGTGCTAGAGGTTGGTAAACTAGTGACCGCTGTTTGGTTACACAAACATTGGAGTAAGGCCGCTTGGTGGTTAAGAACTTATCTTGCCTCTGCAGTTTTTGTTCTCATGCTTATAACAAGTATGGGTATTTTTGGTTTCCTATCTAAAGCACACATCGAACAAACTAGTGCAGGTGAAGAAAGCGTTGCACAGATAGAACGTATTGAAGATGAAATTACAAGATACATTGGTCAAATTGGTCGTGCTGAAAATAAGATTAGAGAATTAGAATCTAGTACATTTAATAACGACACACAAATACAAGAACAAATTGATAAAGAACAAGTTCGTATTGACACAGCATACGATCGTATACAACCTGCTATTGACGAACAGAATGCAATTATTGCAAATGTAACACAACTGTTCCAAAACGAATTAGATAAAATTGATGCAGACCTAGAAACACTACAAGGTTATGTAGACAATGGCGAAGTTAAAAAAGCACAACAAATGATTGGTGCTAGTGCTGATGGCATCTTTGGTAAAAAGACAGCAGAAAAGATCGGCGATTGGAAAGACGCAAAGAAACAAGAACGTGCAGAGTGGGTAACAAAGATACAAGAGTCTGCTAACTCACCAACAGTAGTAGCGGCACGTGAGGAAATTAAAAGATTAAGAACTGTAGCAGAAGAAAATATTTCACAGTCTAATGAACTTATTAATAGACTAAGAAGTAAGTTAGGCACAGATGATGTTAACCTTGATGAATTGCTAGACGAACAGTTCGAAAGAGTCCGTACAGCAAATGCAGAAATAGAAGTACTTACTGATCAAAAGTTTAGTCTTGAATCTGAGTATAGAAAACTTGAAGCAGAAGTAGGACCTATAAAATACATTGCTGAATTTGTTTATGGTGAAAATGCAGACCGTAACATGTTAGAAGAAGCAGTACGTTGGGTTATAATTACAATTATATTTGTATTTGATCCGCTGGCTGTTCTACTATTAATTGCAAGTCAATACACATTCGAATGGAATAGAAAACGTAAGCCTGGGCTCAATAATGACGAGTGGAAAGATTACGAAAGAATGAGAGCAGAAATAATTGCGGCCAATCCCGGCTTCGAAGTAGAACCTGCCAAGCCGGAGGAACCAGAGGATGTTGAACCAGATCCTGTTGATACAGATGAGTCTGTGGGAGACGTGGTACCAGAAGATGATACTACCGATGCAGATGGAACAGATGTACAAGTGGAACAAGACGAAGTACAGCCTGATGAAGGTCCAAACTACCCAGACACAAAAAATGCATTCTTCTACGGAAACGAAATAGAAGAATCTAAAAAAAAAGATCTGAGACTTAGAGCTCAGCAATCACAAGCAGAACAACAAAGACGTGAACACATAGATGCACTTGAGGCAGATGCATCTATAGCCGAACGCAAACGTCAATGGAAACTTAACAATCCAAACGAGAACCTTAAGAGTTGGAAAACTTTATATATACAAGGTAGGATTGACAAGTTACCGTGGGTACCAGACGAAGATGGGTACGTGCAGAACGGCGAACAATCAAACGATACTATTTGGAAACGGTTGAAAAAATAATACATGCCTCAAATCAAAGTAATTACTCCACCGGATATATTGCACAATAGCGATCCTAGCATATTATTGATATATCCAAGTGCAGACTTAAAAGAAGAATTTCAAACAATAATACAAGATTGGGATATAAGTTTTAACTTGTATATCTACTCACAGCCTGCACATGACCATGATTTAGATTGGCTTCTTACTTTAGTTAAAATGTGCGACAAGACTATTATGGACCTCGATCAATGCGATGCTCAAGTAAGAGATCTTGCATCGTATATCATATCTCAAAACAAAACTTATTGGTTGACAAACGCGGTAGAAACAGTGTATAATAAGTTAAGTTTGAATCGAATATACGACTTACAACAACTAAAAGAAGGAGAGCTAATTAGTGCGACAAAATAACAAATTTAAGAATTTTGGTGGCAAGCGTTGGGACAACAATAAAAATAAAGAACAACCCAAAGGCCTTGCTGTAGAAGTTCGAAACAATGATGTAACCAAAGCATTGCGTATTTTTAAAAAGAAAGTACAAGAGGCAGGCATTATTCAAGAAGTACGTGAAAGGCAGTTTTACGAGAAACCATGTGAAAAACGTAACCGTAAAAAGAAAGCCGCAATCAATAGACATAAGAAGGCCTTAGCCAAAAGACAAAACGAACTAGGTTTCTAAAAAATGGCCATGCACACAGAGTTGTGGTTTCCTAGCGTAGTCTGGAGCTCTATGATACATGTTGGTAAGAACGCTGATTTAAAAGAATATGCTTACCAGTTAAAGAAAAATGTACCAACACAAGTTCTAAGCAACTACGGTGGATACCAAAGTCCCAATCTAAAAGCAGGCGAGTCTAAAGCACTTGATAGACTTATGGATACTATCACAGAAGAAGTAAACTTTTGTGCTAACCAAGTTGGCCTTAAACCTTTAGAACTTTATAATGTTTGGATAAACATTAACCCACCGGGTGCTTACAATGACTTGCACAATCACGTAGGAAGTGTACTAAGTGGTGTGTATTACATTGAAGCAGACCCTTCTCAAGGAAACATACAATTTGAAAGAAGCGATAATGCAGATTATCACATGCCTCTTGATGTAGAGAAGCACACATACTTTACAAGCACAAGAGCAAGTTATGCTTCTAAGACAAACGCATTGTATGTCTTTCCTAGTTGGCTTAAACATTCAGTACAAGGCAACACGTCACGCCGTGACAGACTTTCAATATCATTTAACTATGGAGAAGTAAAGTAATGCGTATCGAAGAAGATATGAAACTAGACTATAAAGATGTACTCATTCGTCCTAAGCGTAGTACACTAGGCTCACGTAAACAAGTAGACTTAGATCGTAAATTTACATATAGGAATTATAATCCACCATTTCCAGATAATTCCGCTGAATATCATTATAGTGGTATTCCAATTATTGCAAGTAACATGGATGGTGTCGGTACAATGGAAATGGCAGATTATCTTGCAACAGGACAGGTAATGACTTGTCTTGTAAAAACATATACTGAAGAAGAACTTGTAGAGTATTTCGGCAGTGATACACAAGAACGCACAGACTATGTTGCAATGAGTATTGGTATTACAGACAATGATTATATTAAATTTAAGAACGTATACGAACGTGTAAATAATCAATTAAAGTATATTTGTATTGATGTTGCTAATGGATATAGTCAACGTTTTGTAGAATTTGTGCGAGGCTTTAGACGTAACTTTCCACACATTGTTATTATTGCAGGCAACGTAGTTACAGGAGAAATGACGGAGGAACTTATTCTTGCTGGTGCTGATATTGTTAAAGTTGGTATTGGACCTGGTAGTGTTTGCACTACTCGGATTCAAACGGGAGTTGGGTATCCACAACTTAGCGCAGTTATTGAGTGTGCTGATTCTGCTCATGGTCTTGGCGGACATATTATTGCTGATGGCGGTTGTTCTACACCCGGCGATATAGCAAAAGCATTTGCTGGCGGAGCCGACTTTGTGATGCTAGGCGGTATGCTTGCCGGACACGATGAAGGTGGCGGCGAAGTAATTGAAAAATTTTACAAAACAGGTGAATGGGTTCGAAATGAACAAACACTTGATGGCCAAACTCAATCGATAACTTGGGAAGATGGTATAGAAAGAAAAAGATTCGTACAGTTCTACGGCATGAGTAGTCGTAGTGCTAATGATAAACATTTTGGAGGATTAAAAGATTATCGATCCTCTGAAGGCAGGACGGTATTAATTCCTTATAAAGGATCTGTAGGGGTAACTTTACAAGATATTTTAGGAGGAGTAAGATCGACTTGCACTTACGCAGGTGCTATTAAATTAAAGCATCTGAGTAAATGTACAACGTTTGTTCGTTGTACGCAAACTCATAATCGGGTTTATGAGTCTAACACAATAGGTAATTAGGAGATAAAAATGACCTTGGAAAATTTAAACTTGCTGTACAAGGGGCAAGAATACCTACTGTTTATTGCGTTTATTATGATGATCGCAGGTTTGATTAAAGAACATAATTTGTTTGCAGGTGCTTATGCTTACATTCAAAAAGTGTTTAAATCTAAACGTGTGATTGTTGGATTAATGAGTGCGTTTACAGGTATTCTCCCAGTATCTGGTCGTGTTACAATATCAGCTGGTATGTTAGATACTATCGCTCCTCCGAAAGGAACAAAAGGACGAGAAAAATTTGGCATCATTGACTACTTGTCAACACACCACTACTATGTGTGGTCACCACTTGAGAAAACAATTCTCATACCAATGGCTGCATTTAGTATTACATACGGTGCTGTAGTATATTCACTACTGCCACTGTTAATTGTATCTTTAGGATTAGTATTTGCGTATATAATGTTCTTTGTCAAAGAAGATGATATTGAACTTAATATTCAAAAAACTCATTTTAAAGTTTCTAACGTTTTAAGAAATGTAGTACCTTTCTTATTTGCTATCGCACTAGCACTTAAACCAGTAGCGGGCTTAGACCCTTGGTTAGTGTTTGGCGGTTTGTTATTCTATTACATGGTTTTAACTATGACATGGGATTACAAAAAGTTAATGAGCTATGTTGACTTTAGGTTGATAGCTTGGGTCGCTGTTATTATTATAATGGCTAACTTTGCAAGAGAATACACTGACGTTGTTAAAGCATACTTAGAAAACTCAGCGTTTGATATTAATACTACCCAAGGGTTTATTACCCTTAGTGCTATTGCATTTGGTTCCGCTTTTGCGTTTGGATCAAGCAGTAGATTTGCGGCTATCACAACAATCTTATCATTAGTATACGGAGTTGAATACTTTGTATGGTTCTTTGCTTTAGATTATGCAGGATACTTAGTATCACCTATGCATAAATGTATGGCGATTGGTAAGATGTATTTTGATACACCGTGGAGAAAGTATGCTAACGCTTTAGGAATATGGATGCTATTGCTAGTGGGCGCAGGAGGCGCAACACTAGTACTATAAAAATAAAATTGGAGACTAATAAAATGAGGAATTTAATCATTGCAGGATTCGTTGCACTATTTGCAACGAGTGCATATGCAAAAGACTTTGACCATGTTGAAACCAACACCTTTGTTAAACACTCAGATAGCGGATTCACATTGGGCATAAGAGAAAACATCGACTTAGATGTTTCGCATGTAATCTTAAGGAAGGACTTTACAGGAACACCTTACAGGTTAGAGTACAGAAATGTACAAAAAGGAGAGCGTGAAGAACATTGGTTCAGAGCGCAAATGAAAGGCTTTCGATCGGGTGCGTTTTGGTACAATCATCGTATTGAACATCGTGTAAGAGAGAGTAAAGATAACGTATTTCGTTATCGCCCACAGTTTGGTATAAAGCCAAGCAATTTTACTGTCTTAGGCGGCAAACCGTTTATTACGTTCGAGCCACAATGGAATTACAATTACAATTCTAAAGACAAGGGTTACAGTCACCTACAAACCTTTACAGGAGTAGAGTATAAAGTAAGTGATAATTTTACTGTTGTACCATATCTTGAAGTTGATTTTAACAATAGTTTCGAAAAAGATATTGCATTCTTTATACTTGACTTTAAATTTAAATTGTAATATAATATAATTTTATAGGTAAAACTTATGAACTTAAGACCAATTCTTGATAAGATAATTATCAAGATAGACGAACCAGAGGAGCAAACAGCAGGCGGTATTTTTATTGCTAAAGCTCAGATCGATACTATTATGGAAGCTGAAGTTATGGCTGTTGGTCCTGGTAAATATGATGATAAAGGTAACTTTATCGTGCCTGAAGTTGAAGTTGGTGCTAGAATACTAGTCAACCCAAACGTCAGCGAATCATATGAAATATCAGATGTAAAATACACAACTATTGTCGAAAAAGACATAGTAGCGGTTTTACAATGATAAATAAACGTGTAGAGGGGGAATGATTCCCCCAATACATTTAGGTAGAGTGCCGAAAGGACTCTTTAATATAAATCTTGCTTAATAAAGGAGAAAACTATGACAAGAATATCAACCTTAGACTTACCCTCAATTCACAGACACTTTGTAGGATTCGATAGAATGTTCGACGAAATGGACAGAGTATTCGAAAATTCTGCTAAAGGACAAGGGTATCCCCCATATAACATTGCACAGATAAACGAAGATGAGTACATGATCTCATTAGCGGTTGCTGGCTTTGGTATGGACAATCTTTCAATTGAGAAAGATAAAAATATCTTAAAGATTGAAGGAACAGCACCTAAAGGGGACGAGGATGTCAATTACCTACACAAAGGTATTGGCGGACGTAACTTCCGTAGGGAGTTTACACTTGCAGATCACGTTGATGTTGAAAGTGCAGGCCTTGAACTAGGTATGCTTAACATTCATTTGAAGCGTGAGGTTCCTGAGGAACTACAACCAAAGAAAATTAAAATCAATAATGGTTTTACAATCGATGGTGAAGTTGCTGAGAAGTAACTAGTCTAGGGGGAGTGTACTACTCCCCCATTTTTTGAGGAAAGAAAATGTCGGTAGACGTACAATTAGATGAAAAAATCAAACAAGAGATTAAGAAACCTAGTCAATACAAGGTAGTATTTCTCAATGATGCCGCAACGCCTATGGAATGGGTCGTGTCATTATTAATATCTGTATTCAAACACAGCCAGGCTGTAGCAGAAGAAATAACAATGACGATACATACAGAAGGAAGTGGTGTTGTAGGAGTTTACTCGTATGAGATTGCAGAAGTAAAAGCAGCTGAAGCAACAACACTTAGTAGAAACCAGGGGTTCCCCCTGCAAATAAGGGTTGAAGAAAACGAGTAATATGGGAAATTTAAAAGAATTAACATGGGAACATCATAAAGAAGCAGAAAGACAAGAGTTTGTTAAAGTATTGATGAGTGGAAAAATTAATCCACAGTTCTACGCAACATACTTATGGAATCAACATAAGAAATATGATTTACTAGAAGCTGTTGCAACTACACACGGTTTACTAGATGATCTATATGCAATAAGACGTAAGAACGCAATCCATGATGATTACTTAGAATTATGGAATAATCAACTACCGCCGCCGATAGTTGAAAGTACAAATGAGTACATTAGTCATATGAAAACAATAATGGCTGATCCAGCAAAAATAATGGCTCACATATATGTGTTACACATGGGTGACCTTAGCGGCGGACAAATGATTAAAAAACGTATACCGGGCGAGGCTAGAATGTATCAGTTTGATGAAGATACTTCTGTACTCAAGGACAAAGTCCGTGCAAAGATCAATGACGATATGGCTGAAGAAGCAAAATACGTTTTTGACTCTGCAACAAATTTATTTAAAGAACTAATGGAGTTAGACATTGAGCATTATATGGGACAGACTGATTGAGTGTCAGGATCAAATATTAGAAATATTTGAAAAACATGCAGACGAAATAGAAGAGCCAGGGCTGTCGCATTTTAATCAGCCTGACAATGGCTGGATCAATCGTGTATGGGCTAACAAATATGTACGCAGAGCACACATAGACGTTGTAGATGCACGTGAGTCTAAAGGCTTATGGATGATGCATGTATGTTGTTTCCCAACACTAGACAACGATGCTCCAATATACGGCTTTGATGTTATTGCAGGTAAAAATAAAATGACTGGGGCCTTCCATGACTTTAGTGCAAGTAGTGGCGGCGATGACCATCCAATGGTAGAAGGTTATAGAGATGCTGTAAAAGACTTTGTACCAACTAAACAAAGAACACTTCCTGAATGGGCTCAAAACATTTTTACAGATAGTATGATTGCCGCAGGCAATGTACGTACAGAAGAAGAGGCTGTTGCAATTATTGATCTAGCACTAGCAAACTTAGAAGCATGGTTTGACGAAGTACCACAGTTTCAAGGCTACGGTGACAAGTATATGACACTAGCCGCACAGAACTATTATTGTGAAAACCAGCAACAAAATCCCCACACAGCAAACGTAATGAAAACACTTGGACTTGCAGAAGAAGATGTAGACAAGTTCTGTACTGATATGTTGTTCCCTAAATTAGATAAATATTCTATATAGGGAATAACAATAAATGCGTTATAAAGATTTTAAATTAGTTGAAGCACCAGGTGACGAAATACCTGCTAAGAAAATGGCCAATGTCAATGTTGGTTCAGATACTTATGACGAAAAAGAAGTAAAAGACCTACAACAACAGGTTGCTGACAGAGTTATGCGTGTAGATGATACTAGTGTATTACACAGAGTAGAATCTATACTACGTAAAGGCGGCATTACTAGAGTTTCAACAAAGTATTTTAAATCAGATAGTGACGCAGAAAAATTTGTTAACAGACTAGCACAAATGATTATTGAGCTAGAAATTCCTACTAACGATAAGGTTGCATTCTTAAAAGAGTTCGCTACAACAAATTGCATCAAACCAGACAAGTTATTTGATAAATCAGGTACACCGCAATCAATGGATACTTGGTTCGAAGGTAGCCAAACAGCAAGAACAATGTTTAAGGCTATGATTAATGATCCGGGACTAATTGGTAAAAACGCAGGTGAAGCAGGCCCGGGCGAACTTGCTATTGCATGTTTCCATAGAAACGTTACAGCAGGCACAGATCCTAAAGCAAGTTATGATTTAAAATATGGCAATGACCTTGTTGAAGTTAAAACATCAGCAGGCGGCAAAGGTGGCGGACGTTGGACAGCAATGAACGACTATCCATTAGACACTTATGTTAGAAGTTCTCAAAGCAGAATAGATCCTAAAAAATGTCCTAAGAGTGTAAGTATGTTTAAGTCAACACGTCAAAGTGCAAAAACATTACCTAACATTGTAGATGTATTAAGTGATCCACAATACTTAAAAGTTGAAGAAGGCACACAGCCTACTCCACTTATGATTGAAGAACAAAAACAAATATTCAAACGTTTACTACAGTATGCATATCCTAATGCAGATGATAATTTAATAAACGATGCTGCTAATTCATATCCAAATCACACAACTAGAACTATTGCTCCTGTAGCATTTGCAAGTTATAAAGCAAAGCAAGCCTTTACAAGTATGCTTCTTATGAAAGCAAGTGGTGATAACATTACCACACTACACTTTGAAGATTTATCAAACGCTGTAGACAAATTCAAACTCGGTGCCCTGTATCTAAATGGACAACAACGTGGCATGAGTATGCAAGCCACCCTAGTATAACATTTTCGCACAAACGTCTTGTTACATTTGTAACAATTATATTAGATTGTAATTGTTTCTAGTCACGCAGATGACTAAATACAAGTGGTAATTCGATGAACAGAGCGTGAGGGCGTTCGTAACGGAGATATATATGAAGAGACTAACTCAAATACTAGCACTAACTCTAGTACTAGTTTATTCACCTGTCGGTGCTACTGAACTAACATGGAAATTTAAAAATCCAGCATTTCATTATGGCAATGGTTACTCTACACACGTTTTAAGTGTAGAACAGTTACAGCATAATCGCAAGCAAGAACTTCGTAAAGAAGCAGAAGCAGAGGCGAGGCGAATAGAACGTGAATTAGAAAATAGCGTTCTCAATAAGTTTATTAGAAACTTAGAAAGTAGAATTTACGCAACACTTAGTAAGCAAATGGTTGATGCCATGTTTGCTGATTGTGGCGACACTTGTGCAAATGCCGGCACAGCAGAAGTTGAAGGCAACACAATAAGTTGGATCAAAGATACAGTAACAGGAAGTATTACACTTACAATTATTGGAGAAGATGGATCAGTTACAGAGATTACTATTCCAGGATTGGGGGAGTTTAACTTTTGAGAATCCTAGCAATCTTAACAACACTTGCTATGTTGGGTGGATGTGCAATGAACCCAAGTTTACAAATACTTGAGGATACTGCTACATCTCCTACTCTACAAGAGAGTCCAATACAGAAACGTATGGAAGATGTTCCACCAGTTGACGGACCAAAAATTACTATAGCCGTTTATGGCTTTAATGATAAAACTGGTCAACGTAAACCTTCGGACATGGTAGCAAGTTTAAGTAGTGCGGTAACACAAGGCAGTGAAGTTTGGGTCATTAAGGCCCTACAAGACGTTGGACAAGGACAATGGTTTCAAGTAGTCGAACGTGTTGGAATGGATAATTTAATTAAAGAAAGGCAATTAATAAGGCAAACAAGAGAGGTATACGAAAAAGAATTACCTTCAGGACCAACCCCTCTCAAACCAATGCTATTTGCAGGTTTGATACTGGAAGGCGGAGTTGTTGGATATGACAGCAACACAGCCGTTGGCGGTGCTGGAGCAAGGTATTTAGGCTTAGGCGTACAGACAGAGTACCGAGTGGACACTGTTACTGTAGTCATGAGGCTAGTAAGTGTTAGCACAGGAAAAGTGCTAATGAGTATAGCAACCGAAAAAACAATCGCAAGCTATAGATCCGGAGCGGATATTTTTAAGTTCTTTGATTTAGGAACTAAATTAGTAGAAACAGAGGCTGGGTTTTCTGTAAATGAGCCTGTAAACTATGCTGTGAGGGCGGCGGTAGAACAGGGTGTTATTGAACTCATTTACGAAGGAGAACGTAGACGTTTATGGTCTTTTAAAAAAGATACCACTGAATCTATAGAGACAATTAATAATAAATCTGAGGCAGATGGGGCCTCGGATGAGGGCTAAAATAATATGAAAAAAATAATAAAAAGCGTTTTAATATGTGTATCACTTTTAATAGCCGTTCCATCTTATGCTAATGATATCTATATTGCTCAAATAGGTGATAATTTAGATTTAGACATAGTGCAGGATGGTTCCAATAACGTGATTGGTACATCACAAACTGACGTAACACTAGATGGCGACGATATGACATTTAGTATTACTCAGCAAGGTGATTCTAACACGATAGCGGCGGTTATCAAAGGGAATACCTATACTGGTACGTGGAGTTTTATCGGAGACAGTAATAGTGTTACTATGACTTGCGATCAAACTTCAGGTGTCAATTGTGAAAACGTAACAGCAAATATAACAACAAATGGTGATTCAAACGCATTTACAATTTATGCAGGTGAAACAGCAGATGCACAAGACTTAGTAGCAAACTTTACTATTGATGGTGACGGTAACACAGTCACATCTAACATTGATGGCGAAAGTGTAGCACTTACACTAACAAGTGATAATAGTGCAAGTCTTGCTAATACTGGTAACACATTCACTATTGATATAGACGGTAACGGAGACGTTAACGGACATACGATAAACATTGATGTAACAGGAGGTGGTAGCACTTATGATATAACCCAAAGCGGATTGGGCGATAACATAATTGAAGCGACTTTCAGCGGTGATAACCAAGATGTTGATATTACGCAATCTGATTAAGTCGGGCATAGCAATATGTGTGGCCCTTTCCAGTTTGCCGGCATTCGCTAGTCCTGATGCAGGAGCAATTGGCGAAATAAAAGGTTCCGGTGTATTGGAAAGGGATCGTCAGGTTATTGAAGGAGGCACGGGTGTTGGTGTGCAAAGTATGGATACAGCAGTTACCGCAAAAGGTAGAATGCGTATTGACTTTGTGGACGACACCCGTGTTGATCTTACCGATCATAGCAGACTTTTAATTGATGAGTTTGTATATGATCCAGCAAACGATATAGGATCAATTAGTTTAAAAGCGTCATTAGGAACAGTAAGGTACGCTTCTGGACAAATAGCAAAACGTTATCAACAAAACGTAAAAATAAGAACACCAAGTGCAACAATCGGTGTACGTGGTACAGATTTCATAATGCTTGTAGACGAGATAGGTGGTACAATGGTTACATTGCTACCTAGTTGTGATACTAACGGTACATGTGTAGTAGGCGAAATTAGTGTTGAAAGCGACACAGGTTTCGTTATTATGAACCAAGCATTTCAAACAACACAAATAAAAAGTAGTTACCAAAAACCATCAAAGCCATTGGTAATAGACTTAGATGAAAAACAAATAGGATCGCTTTTAATATTAAGAAAGCGTAGTCCTTACGACGAAGAAGAAATAGAAATACTTAAAAAACAAAGAGCTCAGTTTGAATTCTTAGATATTGATTACTTAGAATTTGATGATCTTGATACAGATGCACTTACAGATAGCATCAAAGATATATGGGTAACAGACTTAATGCGTGGAACAGATTATTACCTAGGTGAATTGTTACATGATATGATAGATCAACTTAACATGCAATTAGCGGCATTATTTAGAAACGAACTAGACAAACAAAACGAACAATTTTTTGCAGACCAACAATTTGGTTACGATCCAGATACAAGAATAGAATTAGAAAAGGCTGATCCTAATTACGTATTTAGAAGAACAGACTCAGGTGTTGTTAACATGACACAATTAACATTATCCCAAGAAGGGGGATATATTATTAACGTAGAACAACAAGGAGAAGCAATACTAGATTATAGACTAGGTGCTGGTATTAACTCTATAGATATAAGGCAGAGCCAATGAAATTTACAGGAACACATTTAGGATTAGTAGTTATACTTGCATACTTTGGTGCTCAAGCCTGTTATGCTAATGAAATCTATATAAACCAAATTGGTGACAATGTTGATCTTACCATTACACAGGATGGTGAAAATAATAAGATTGGTGATTTGAATAACCTATCAAATAAAGGGCTGATTGGAAGTCTTGGTCCTTCTACATTCACTTATACACAAACAGGCAACAACAATACACTTGGCATATACAATGCTGACATAGGAGACAGTAGTAGCACTCTAACACAAACTGGAGATAACAATGCGGCTGTAATAGACTGTCACGGTGAAGACTGCACAATGAGTGTAACACAACTAGGTGATAATAATGATGCTCACGCCGAAGCTGGTAGCAGTTACGATCATAATGGCAATACAATTACAATATATCAAGAAGGCGATTACAACGAATCGTATGCAGAAGCCGACGGAGACAATAACGATTTAGACAGTTATCAAGAATCAGACAATAACTTTAGCCGTGTTGTAGTATCAGGTAATAGCAATGTTATTAATGCTTGGCAGGGCAAACACGATGATGGCACAACTGATACAGATGAAACAGGTGATCACGAAGTATACTGGACTGTTACAGGCGATAACAATGTTTTAGACAGTTATCAAACAGACACAAACAGGCAAGGTGGTGGCGGTGCAGGACATCATATAGCAAATGTAGTAGACGGCGATAACAATGGTGTAACGCATACACAAATGGGCAAAGCAGGACACGATGGTTTTATTGAAATAACAGGCGACAATAATGAGGTTGATCTATATCAAAGAGGCAACAGCGGCGTTAAGTGGGCAGACATTGTTCTTGACGGTGACGGACATACAGTAGATGTTAATCAACGAGGCAGCCAAAGTGCAACGGCCGCAATAGATCTTACAAACTCTGGGGGTGCATACAACTACAGTCTAACTCAAAATGTTACTACAAGTGCTGACAGTGTAAGTATAACCGGGTATTGTACAAATGCAAACGGTTGCTCAATAATTGTAAACAGAAATAACTAACATAAATACGTTATGAGGGCGTGGTTATGTAAAATAATCTGTGGATCTACGAAGATGGCATCAGAGCCATCAGAAAGGGCATTCGAAGATGATCTCCAATCAAAAATCAATTCAATTAAAAAAAGGATCGCCGCTGTGGAACGCAGCATTGGCCGTCGAGACCGATCCAATAATAATTCACAGGCACAAGCCGAGTGCATGGTGGAAACGGCACAACGATCAAAAAGAAATAATTTACAATCAAGCAATCAAAAGCAAACGCAAAGTAATAAAGACTTAGATCTTTTAAAAGCAAAACTGATGGGCAAAAATAATGGAAGAACATGAATACGTACAGTATAACTTTTGGAAGGACTTTGCATTTATATGTTCAGTTGGACTAAACATCGGCTTTCTTATAGGCATCTTAGTGCTATAATAAATACGTTATGACGAAGTATATCACACATTGGTCTGTTACATTCATAACAGCTCTAATACTTTTTATGTTACACTATGGGAATAGCACCGTAGTGGAAACTGCTAGGCTGAAGCAATTTGATTTACTTCAACAAACCGATCAGCCGGTGCAATCCCAAGATATAGGAATCGTTGCTATTGACGAACCTGCCATTGAGAAGTATGGTCAGTGGCCTTGGAAGCGCGAAGTAATTGCAGATATAGTCTGGAAACTTCGAGAAGCAGGTGCAGGTATTATTGTAATACCTATACTTTTTTCCGAACCTGATAGATTAGGTGGAGATGAAGCATTAGCCAATGCACTTGCAGACAACGGTGTAGTAATTGCCCAGACGGGAACCACATCAGTCAACAAAAATTCCGTTCCCCGCGGAGTTGCCAAAATAGGAAACCCATTACCATTCTTGTTTGAATGGCCAGGCATGCTGGGTCCTATTCCTCTACTAGGTCAAAATGCCGGTGGTGTTGGAGTTATAAACACAGCACCTGAAGTAGACGGTGTAGTACGCCGTGTACCTTTGATCATGCGTATCCAGGAGGATACATATCCATCGCTCGCTGTAGAGGTAATTAGATTAGCCACAGGTCAACCATCTTATCAAATCAAAGCCAACGAAGGTGGCATTGAAAAGATCCGTGTTCCGAGTTACCCAATTATTAACACTGACCCTAATGGCCAAATTTGGTTACGTTGGAATAAAAAGTTTGACACAATAAGTGCGGCCAAGGATGACTTTAGTGAATTCCAAGGTCGTACTGTTGTCGTAGGAATAACAGCAGAAGGTTTAGGCGGACTTATTGCTAGTCCAACTGGCCCGCAATATAATTATATACCTGCGGCTGTTACACTACAAACTTTATTAGACGGCGACCAAATCGAAAGACCATTTTGGGCTGATCTAGCAGAGCTTGCAACTACAGCGGCAGTTAGTGTAATTGCTATAGTAGTTGCGGCTCTTGCGCCTTTTTGGGCTGTAGGTTTGCTTATAATAGTAGTAACAGGAGGACTTGCTTACGGCGCTTTATATGCGTGGCAAGAGTACTTGTACTTGCTTGATGTAACTATGCCTATACTAGCGTTTGTTCTAGTAAGTTTACATGCTGTTTTTAATCGATTCGTAAGCGAGTATTTGCAGAAACAAGAAATTAAAAAACAGTTTGCTGGATATGCATCGCCCACTGTTGTGCGTATGCTACAAGAAAATCCAGCACTAATCAAAGAAGGTATGAAGCGTGAAGTAAGTATCCTGTTCTCAGACTTGCGTGGCTTTACACCACTTGGCGAAAGTTTTGGCGATGATGTAAAAGGCCTAACTAAACTAATGAATGGCTATATGGATGCTATTACACAACCTGTACTTGACGCAGATGGAATGATAATCAAATACATAGGTGACGCAAGTATGCACATACACAATGCTCCTATTGATGATCCGCACCATCCTAGAACAGCAGTTGAAACAGGATTACAAATGTTAAAATCAGTGGAGAAGTTTAATGAAAAAATTACAAGTGAAGGCCGACCACCCATTGGTATGGGTGCCGGTATTAATACTGGTCTTGGCTATCTTGGTGAAATGGGGTCAACAGCCAGACACAGTTATGATGTTCTCGGGGATGCTGTAAGTACAGCGGCTCGTATAGAAAGCAAGTGTAAGGAGTATGGATGTTTGCTACTAGTTGGTGAAGCAACATACAACGCAACTAAAGATAACTTCTTTTACTTAAAGGTAGATGACTTGCAAGTTAAAGGTAAAAGCGTAGGACTAAGCATATACACTGTACTTGATTTACAAGGAACTAAAGCACAATATAAAAGTAAAGAAATGCACGAGCGTATGCATGATGCATATCGCTCACAGAAGTTTGATGAAGCAATTTATATTTGCGAAAGACTAAAACGTCATTTCAATGGCAAGATGGAAGACTACTATAAGATGTGGATAGAACGTTGCGAGTTCCAAAAAACTCAAGATTTACCTAAAGACTGGAATGGTATCTTTATAGCATCGAGCAAATAACAAGCGTAAAAAGACTACCTGACGTAACGCCTAACCACCAACCGAGCATAATAAGTTTACTATCTTCTTTTCTTTGATTGTCAAGAAAAACCTTAGTTGCATCGTTTTGATTATCGTACCATTTATCAAATTTACTTTTGAACATTACTTTTCTTCCTTACCGGTTTCTGATAGTCTGAGTCTGTAATTTTTTCTATATCATCAAGATCTAAACTTTTTCCAGTAATTTTTTCGTATTGTTCTTTTAATTCTAAAACCATTTGAATTTTTTGTGTAAGACGTATCATATCGTTGTCTAACATGCGAATACGATCTATCAGTGCAACAAGCGTAGTACTTGCTTGTCCTAATACTGGTTTAATTTCTGATGTAACCCATTTCCAGACATAATAGACAAAATAACCTAATCCCATTGCCGCAACAATAGGAAATCCATATTGGTTAATTGCGTCTATTAGTGAACTATCCATTTGTTTTATTAGTCTCGTGTTTTAATAACAGTGCATTAACTTCGTCTATTTTTCTTAAGATACCGTATTCGTCAACAACAAACACATCACCTGGTTTGTACAAATAATGATCTTTTGACTTGCCGTCACTAGTTTTACCCATTAATTCACCAGGCCATTCGCCTTTAACAGTAAAACTACCATCAGCAAAACTTTCTATATTATAATCTACCCAAAGCATTAGTCTCTCCTTGCATCTTCCTTGCCTTCATTAGCGGCAAGTCTATCTATATTTGGTTTTACATTTAATGCGTGACTCATTAGTGCATCTATTTTAACTAGATCGTTGTTCATTGTTTGCACACGATTATTAAGAGCTTCAATCATGCCCATAAGTCCTTTTACAGACCCAGTAACACTTTCAAGTATAAATCGTAGTGTAATAAAAACAAAAAGCCCTGCAGCTAGTGCGCCAGCTATTGGAAACCCTACTTCTCCAACTATTTGTAAAAAATTCATTTTTGCCCTCTAATGCCCTTAGTGTATCTATTCGGAATCCTCTTTCTCATCAGGTAACTGATGCGTACAAGTTCCACACCCTGTTTTACTTACGTCACCACAGTGACACAGTTCTCCGCATAGCAGACACTTTAAATCATCGTCTGGGTGTTTAGGGGAATGTATGTTCTGAGGCTCAACGTTCATAGTAATATTTAGCCATTTGTGGTTGACAAATTATGCGTGATGTGCTAAATTATACATGTTAGTCAAATAACAAATTATTTATTAAGGAGTTTAGTATGAAAGAAGGCACTTTAGTACCAAGTGTTGATTTTAAATATCGTGTACGAACAGATGGTAATCCTATTACGTTTGTAGACAAAACTAATGGTAACGAAAATCCATTTGAGTGGAAAACTGTAAGCTCAGATGAAATTTTTAATAATAGACGTATTGTAGTATTTTCCCTTCCAGGCGCATTTACGCCTACTTGTTCAACGTATCAAGTTCCAGGATTTGAAGAACTATATGAAGACATTAAAGCACAAGGCATTGACGATGTATATGTTGTTAGTGTAAATGATACTTTCGTAATGCGTAAGTGGATGATTGATCAAGAAGTTAAAAAAATTAAATTTATACCTGATGGTACAGGCGAGTTTACTGAGAAAATGGGTATGCTTGTATGTAAAGACCATTTAGGGTTTGGTAATAGATCATGGCGTTATGCAATGGTTGTAGAAAACGGTAAAGTCGAAAAGTTCTTTGAAGAACCAGGATTTAACCAAACTGGCGACGACAATGATCCTTATGGAGAAACATCACCAGAAGC